CTCAAGATATACCATTTAGATTCTTACCATGTTTAGTAGCAGGTTTAGCTTTTTATTTAAGTATGAAGTTACCTGGTGCTGATATGAGAACTCAGATGTTAAAAAATGAATATGAAGAACAATGGATGTTAGCTTCAACAGAAGATAGAGAAAAAGCCGATTTAAGACTTGCACCCCGTCGGCAGTATTTATAAGGAAACGCTATGGGACGAAAGTATACGTCTGGTAAACATGCCATAGCAGAATGCGATAGATGTGGTTTTCAATATAAGCTAAAAGAACTAAAAGACTTATTTATAAAGACTACAGAAACAAATATTAAAGTCTGCAAAGAATGTTGGGAACCAGACCATCCACAGAACATGCAAGGTATGTACCCTGTTGATGACCCACAGGCAGTAAGAGACCCAAGACCAGATAGAAACTTGGAGGAACAAAGAGATTATCAGTATGGCTGGAATCCTGTTGGACTTAATAATGGTCTATCATTACCAGACATTGAAGATGATTTGGAAGGTACCGGCGGGGTTGGCACGGTTACTGTAACAACAACTTAGGAGTATAATATGAACAAAGATAGAAAATGTTGCCCTACTACTTACAAGCAACCAGAAATGGTAGCAACACCTAACACAGCTGGCTATCCTGAAAAGGATGTTAAGACTGAAGGCGTAGTAACACGAGGTAATGGTGCAGCTACAAAAGGCACAAAAGCACGCGGTCCAATGGCATAAGGATAAAGAATGACTTACGCAGAATTAGTAGCAGCAATACAGTCTTATACTGAAAACCAGTATAGTACAACTGATATAAATACATTTATACAGCAGGCTGAACAACGTATATATAATTCAGTTCAACTGCCTGACTTACGTAAAAATGTAACAGGTAATATGACAAGCGGTAATAAATATTTTAGTTTACCCAGTGATTGGTTATCTACATTTAGTATTGCTGTGATTAATGCTAATAATGAATATACATACTTACTGAATAAAGACGTAAATTTTATTAGAGAGTCTTTTCCTGACACTGATTCACCATTTTATGGAGTACCACAATATTATGCTATATTTAGCGATACATCGATGCTACTTGGTCCTACACCAGACGCTAACTATAATGCTGAGCTTCATTATTATTACTATCCTGAGTCTATTGTTACAGCTGGCAACACTTGGTTGGGTGATAACTTTGATAGTGCTCTATTCTATGGAGCGTTGTTGGAAGCAGCTGCGTTTATGAAAGAAGAGGGCGATGTACTTACAGTATATGCTCAAAAATATAACGAAGCTATGGGACTTCTTCAGAACTTAGGAGAAGGTAAAAATAGAAGAGATGCTTACAGAAGTGGGCAAGAAAGGATACCGGTGATTAATCGATGAACGTAGACCAATTAAATTTAGGCGATATAGATTTTGAAGTGCATACAACTGATGGACGAGGACACACTCCAGAAGAGTTAGCTGATTTTGCGGTTAATAAAATTATGTATGTAAGTAAAGATGCGAACCCTTTGATTAGGGATCAAGCACAAGCTTTTAAGGACTACATTAGACAAGTGCTAGTGAAATACTTAAAACAAGCGGTACAATCTGACCGCACAACTTTAGCGAATAAACTGCGTCAAGCAGGACATTCAGATTTAATTAAAATTTTGGAGATTTAAAAATGGCAATTTCTCAAGCAATGTGTACGTCATTTAAAGTTGAATTGCTAAGTGGCGGTCACAACTTTAACACAACAAACGTAGCACGATCTGCAAATACAGCAGACGTGTTTAAAATAGCGTTGTATACATCATCAGCAACATTAGGTGATACAACAACAGCATATTCAGTATCAAACGAAGTATCAGGTACAGGTTATTCAGCAGGTGGTAATACACTTACGATTAGCCAAGTGCCTACATCATCTTCGACTACAGCATTTATCGACTTCGCAGATACAACATGGTCTACTGCTACTATTACTGCTAACGGTGCTTTAATTTACAACAGCACTAACTCAGATACTGCAGTTGCTGTATTAGCATTCGGTGGAGATAAAACTTCAACCGCTGGTGATTTTACAATTATATTCCCAACAGCCGATGCATCAAATGCAATTATAAGAATAGCTTAATAGGAGACAGTTATGGCTCTTGTACTAAAAGACAGGATAAAACAAGAAAGTACTACCACGGGTACAGGCACCGTAACGCTCGGTGCTACCTATGATGGATACTCAGCTTTTTCGGCGTTCTATAGTGATGGTGAAGAAGTTTACTATACTATTAGTAATACAGAGACTGGGGTTACTGAGTGGGAAGTGGGTAGAGGTACTTATAGTTCAGGCACTTTAGCTAGAGATACGGTTTTATCATCAACTAATTCAAATACTCTAGTTAATTTTTCATCTGGAATTAAAGAAGTTTTTGTAACTTATCCTGCAGATAGAGCAGTCGTAACAGACGATATAGGAACCATAGCATCTCAAGATTCTAATAATGTAAGTATTACAGGCGGTTCAATCGCTGTAACAGCAAACCCTACTACAGACTACCAAGTTGCAACTAAGACGTACGTTGATTCTCTTGTAGCTTCATCAATTCATTTTCATGACGCAGTTAGGGTAGAAAGTCCTGACACTGCTGGAAATTTAAATGCTACTTATAATAATGGCACTGACGGTGTTGGGGCAACTTTAACAAATGCAGGTACACAAGCAGCTCTTGTTATTGATGGGGTTACTTTAAACACAAGTGATCGAGTATTAATATATAACCAAACAGATGCTACTCAAAACGGCGTCTATACAGTTACAGATACAGGATCAGTTTCAACTAATTGGGTTTTAACTCGTGCAACTGACGCAGATAGTTATGAACCCTCTACTGCAAATGGTCTTGATGAAGGCTCTTACTTTTATGTTACAGAAGGAAACACAGGTGCTGGAGAATCTTATATATGTAATACCGTCGGTCCAATAACTTTTGGTACAACAAATATTAACTTTGTATTATTTAGCTCATCACTAAATTACGTTGCAGGCACTAACATTGATATTACGGGAACAACCATAGCCTTAACAGGACAAGTTGCTATTGCTAATGGAGGTACTGGAGCTTCAACAGATTCTGGAGCTAGGACAAATTTAGGTTTAGCTATTGGTACAAACGTTCAAGCGTATGATGCTGGATTAGCAGATATTGCTGGCCTAGCAGTTACTGATGGTAATTTTATTGTTGGTGATGGAGCTAACTGGGTTGCAGAATCAGGTTCTACAGCTAGGACAAGTTTAGGAGTTCCTGCTAATGATGGTACAGGAGCAACAGGTACATGGTCAATTAGTATCTCTGGAAACGCGGGTACAGTGACAGATGGAGTTTATACTTCAGGTTCTTATGCAGACCCCTCTTGGATAACATCATTAGATGATGGCAAAGTATTACCTACAATGACAGGTAATAGTGGAAAATATTTAACAACAGATGGTACTAATAGTAATTGGACAACCTTACCTGCTATTAATGACGGTACGCTATCTTTATCAACATCAGGCACTGGAATATCTGGATCAGCTACATTCACTGCTAATCAGTCTGGTGGAAGTACATTTACTGTAACGTCTAACGCTACAAGTTCTAACACTGTTTCAACTATTGTAGCTCGTGATGCTTCAGGTAATTTTAATGCAGGAACAATTACAGCTGCTTTAACAGGTAACGTAACTGGAGATGTTTCAGGTAATGCGGGTACAGCAACTATACTTCAAACAGCAAGAACTATAGGTGGAGTTTCATTTAATGGTAGTGCTAATATTGATTTACCAGGTGTAAATACTGCGGGTAACCAAAGTACTACAGGTAATGCAGCTACAGCTACTACATGGGCAACAGGAAGAACAATAACTTTAACAGGGGATGTCACAGGTACATCAGGTTCTTTTGATGGTTCAGGTAATTTAAGTTTTGCTGCAACAGTAGTAGATGATTCACATAATCATATAATATCTAATGTAGATGGATTACAAACAGCATTAGATGGTAAGGCAGCTTTATCTGGTGCAACTTTTACAGGAGATGTAAGCGCTACTAATGTTTATGCAACTAATATTGGTTTAGATTCTACAGACTACTTAAAATTTACCAACAGTACACAAATGGATATTTATATAAATAATTCAAATGAATTTCGTTTTGAATCTGATGGTGATTTTCATGCAGATGGTGACGTTGTAGCATATTCAACTACAGTATCTGATGAAAGACTTAAAAAAGATATTGTTAAAATACCAAATGCATTAGACAAAGTTCAACAACTTAATGGTTATACATTTACTAGAATACAAAATAATCAAAAATCAGCAGGGGTAATTGCTCAAGAAATAGAAAAAGTATTACCAGAAGCAGTTAAAGAAAAACAACTACCATTGCATACTGACGATGATAATGTATATAAAGTTGTAGAGTATGATGCTATTCATGGTTTATTAATTGAAGCAATTAAAGAATTAAAAGCAGAAATAGATGAATTGAGGAATAAGTAATGCCAATGCCATCATCAGGTGAAATTAAATTTTCAGAATTACAGACTGAATTTGGTGGAACTGACCCTATTGCTTTGTCTGAATATTATGGAAAAGGTAATGCTCCAGCATCAGGTGAAATTAGATTTGCTGATGATTTTTATGGTACATCTAATACATATTCACTTGAATATTTAGTAGTTGCAGGTGGTGGAGGTGGAGGTAAAGACCGAGCAGGTGGTGGGGGCGCTGGTGGTATGCGTACTGGTACAACAACAATAACTCCAGGAACTACCTATACAGTTGCTGTTGGAGCTGGCGGTGCAGGTAGTACAGCTATTAATGTTGCAGGTGGTGATGGATCTATTAGTTCAATTTCAGGAGGCATTTCATCTTGTACTGGTGGCGGCGGTGGTGGTACTAACGCAGGTGCAGGTGGTATTCAGCCAGTAGAATATGGTAGAAATGGTGGCTCTGGTGGTGGTGCTAGAGGTGGTGACGGAGTAAACACTAATGTTGGTATAGGTGTTTCAGGCGAAGGTAATAATGGTGGTCCAGCTGATAGTAATAATGCTGGTGGTGGCGGTGGTAAAAGTGCTGCTGGTACAAAACCAAATGGTGGCGCCGGAGCAGCTTCATCAATCACAGGCTCATCAATCACATACGCTGGTGGCGGTGGTGGCGGTATTACAGGTTCAGGTGGTTCTGGCGGCGGTGGTAACGCTGCATTTAATGGGGTAGCAGGGACAGTAAATCTTGGCGGCGGTGGCGGTGGCGGCACATTTGGTGGCTCTACTGGCGGTAATGGTGGTAAAGGTGTAGTTATATTAAGAGTACCTACTGCAAACTATTCAGGAACAACAACAGGCTCACCAACAGTAACAACTACTGGTTCAGACACAGTCATTAAATTTACAAGTTCTGGTACATATACGGCATAGGAATAATATGGCACATTTTGCACAATTAGATGAAAACAATATAGTAATACAAGTTATATCTGTAGAAAATTCTGAAATTGTTGATGCACAAAATGTAGAACAAGAATCTCTCGGTGTTGCATTTTGTCAAACTCTTTTTGGAAGTGATACTCAATGGAAACAAACAAGTTACAATCGCAACTTTAGAAAAAACTTCGCAGGAATGGGGTTTAAATATGATTCTACAAGAGATGCGTTTATAAGCCCTCAACCTTTCCCATCATGGATATTAAATGAATCAGATTGTTCATGGAGGTCACCTGTAGATTTACCTAGCGATTATGACGAAGTTATATATAACTGGGACGAAGATAATCAAGCTTGGGTATTAAAAGATAGTGGAGGAACATAATGTTAGGGTTTTCTCCATATGGTGCATCTACGTTTGGTGGAGCCGGAGGTCTTCAAGCAGCGGGCATTGTAAATGCTACTGGTGTAGAAGGTACTGGGGCAGTTGGAACTGTTGCTCCTCAGACAAACAATAACATAACAGTCACAGGATTTTCGCTAGTAGGTGAAACAGGTTCGTTAAGTATAGTAGGTATTGGAAATGTTTATCCTACAACTGTTGTAGGAACCGGAGAAACAGGAACTGTAACTTTTGATGCAGCGGCCAACGTTACTACAACAGGTTTAGAAGCAACAACAGCACTAGGAACCATAACTGTTGAGGCTGATGCTGACATTAATGCAGCGGGTTTAGAAGCAACTAATACATTAGGCAATATTAGCTTAGTCACAAATAATAATATAACAGTAACAGGACTAGCTGGAACTACTCAACTAGGCACAGCATCTATTTATGCTTCAGGTTTTACCAATGTAACAGGAGTCGTTGGTACAACACAACTAGGTACAGTAACACCAGAAGCAAAAGGTACTGTATATGTAATAGGTGTTCAGGGAACTGGGCAAACACAAACATTTACTTTAGTTTGGGGAGAGATAGATACTTCACAAACACCAAACTGGACGGAGATAGCAGCATGATAGTAGACGCAAAAGAAATTAATGGTATAATTGTTAGTAAATATGAGACTCATTTAGAGTGTTCAAGTTGTGGCATGGAAGTTGATGCCGAAGAATATAATTCAGGAACCTGCTCTGATTGTGGTGCCGCGTGGAATGGTAAGAAACACACCAAAATTCATGTAACAAGTGTACCTGCAACAGGAAAATCACAATAAAATAAGGTAATTAGATATGGCAAGTACATATTCGGATTTAAAATTTGAGTTAATTGGTACAGGTGAACAATCAGGTACTTGGGGTACAACAACTAATACAAACTTAGGTACAGCAATCGAAGAAGCTATTACAGGTTCAGCTGATGTTACATTTGCAAGTGGTACAGTAACTCTAACATTAACAAACACAAACGCATCTCAAACAGCACGTAATTTAAGACTAAATTTAACAGGCACCTCAGGCGGAGCACAAGATTTAGTAGTGCCTGCTATTGAAAAGTTTTACCTTGTAAACAATGGATGTGCCGATACAATCACTGTTAAAAACTCAGGTGGCACAGGTGTAGCTGTCCCAGCTGGTAAAGCAATGTTGGTATTTAATGATAGCACTAATGTAGTTGATGCTATAACTCATATGTCTTCATTAACTTTAGCTTCAGCACTAGCAGTTACACAGGGAGGTACAGGCGCTACAGATGCATCTACAGCTAGAACTAATTTAGGTGTAGCCATCGGATCTAATGTACAAGCTTATGATGCAGATTTAACTGCTATTGGTGCTTTAGCAAAAACAGATGGTAACTTTATTGTTGGTAATGGTTCAACATGGGTTGCAGAATCAGGCGCTACAGCTCGTACTAGTTTAGGATTAGGTGCATTAGCTGTAGAATCAACAGTAGACACAGCACTAATAGATAATAATGCAATCACCACTGCTAAAATATTAGATGCAAATGTAACAACTGCAAAAATAGCAGATTCAAATATTACGACTGCAAAAATAGCAGATTCAAATATTACGACTGCAAAAATTGCTGATTTGCAGGTAACAGCAGATAAATTAGCATCAACATTAGATTTAAGTTTAAAAACAGTAACTTTAAATTCTGACTTTTTAAAAGAAGTAGCTTCAACTTTATCTGCTAATGGATACATTACATTAAATAATGGGTTAATGATTCAATGGGGCAAAAATACTAATACAGCTGGAGCTACAGTAAGCCATACATTTGCAACACCATTTCCTAACAACTGCTGGGTAGTAAATTTACAAAGAATTCAAAATACAACAGGAACACTATGGTCTACTTACGTTAGAACTCTTTCTAACACTGGATTTACTTTTTATGCACCTAACAGTGGTGGACAACACTTCTTTATTGCAATAGGTAATTAAAAAATAATGTATAATATTGCCTATAAGTCAATACTTTTGGGTCAATTAGTTGAAAGATTTTATTTGGTATATTAGCGTCGCTTTGGGCGCTGCTTTTTTCATACTTGTAACTGAGTATGCTTTCGCTGGTGGAACGACCACCATAAAATACCAAGGTCAACCCGTTCCCTCAGCCATGGCGCCGTCCATGTCTGCATTTTCACAAGATGTATGTGCTGTACCTGTTAGCGGCGGAGCTAATACAGGTGTCTTCGCGATTTCAGGGGGGACTGTTATGACAGACGATAACTGTGTGAGACTAAAGAACGCGAAGGCTTTACATGACATGGGCCTCAAAGTAGCAGCAGTGTCGTTGCTCTGTAAAAACCCAGATGTCTGGGATGCTATGGAAATGTCGGGCAGCCCCTGCCCTGTTGGTGGTTCAGTCGGCGATGCAGCTAGATTAGCCTGGTGGGAATTAGAACCTGCTAGATTCAAAAAACTATATGGTCAGAACTATGAGGTAAAAAACTCTCAGGTGAAGAATGAAGAAGCTACTACTTACCCTTATAATTCTGACAACGTGGAGTAATTATGGATATACATGGTATTGTACTTACGATCAAAACGAAAGTGGTTGGTATGATGGGACGAGTATGGTCTGCTATGACATCAGCGTGGAAGTGGCTTTGGAACAACATTACTGCGTATGGCATGCACCTAATGACCCTTATTGTTCAACATTTACAGCAGTGCCTACATGTAGCGACACAGTGGAGTATAGAACGCTTGCATGTACTGAGCCTAATACTATTGGTGTGGTTAACCAAGTTAGGGATTATTATTGTCAAACCAATACATTCGGTCCTTGGGTCACTACTTCAGA